CTCCGGGCAGACACTGCGGCGAGGACGTCCTTTTATCAGGCAATGCTTGATCGCGGCGTATTTTCGATAAATGAGGTCCGCGACCTGGAAGACATGGACCCGATTAAGGGTGGAGATATCCACCTTATTCCGATGAATATGACTACACTGGAAAATGCCGGGAAGCCGCAGGAGTCAACGCCCGCTCCGGTTGTCAAGGAATTGCCGGCGCCCGCAAAGAAGCAGGGCGAAGGAGAACAGGCAAATGAAGACATGGTTTGAAATCATCAATAAGGCAGAAAAGGCCGAGATTTGGATCTATGAACAGATCGGGGAAGATTTCTGGAGCGGCGGAGGTGTGACGGCGAAGCAATTCCAAAAGGAATTATCGGAAATCCGGTCCTCGCAAATCGACCTTCATATCAATTCCCCTGGAGGCGAAGTCTTTGACGGCCTGACGATTTATAATCTCATCAAGCAGCACCCGGCAAATGTGACTACGTACATCGATGGCCTTGCCGCTTCCATCGCCTCCGTCATTGCCCTGGCTGGTGATAAGGTCATTATGGCCGAGAACGCCCTGTATATGGTCCACAATCCTTGGGGGGTCGCCATGGGTGACTCTTCTGAGATGCGCAAAATGGCCGACAGGCTCGATAAGGTCGGCGGATCGATCGCCACGGCTTACACCTCCAAGAGCGGCAAGGGTGAAGATGAAATCACCGCCTTAATGAACGCGGAAACATGGATGACGGCGCAGGAAGCATTCGATTTCGGTTTCATTGATGAAATTGCGGCTGAAATGGATATGGCGGCTTGCGTGAAGTTCGTCCCAGCCATGCAGAAAGCGAAGTTCAAGAACATCCCTGAATCGTTCAACGGACAGAAGAGAACCCCTGACCCCAGAGAATGCGAGCGGACCCTGAGAAAGCTCGGATGCTCGGCTACCCAGGCAAAGGCCATGATTGCCGAAGGATTCCAGAATGGACAACGTGACGTTGATGATTCTGAGATTCCTGAAGATGACGGACAACGTGACGTTGATGGTCAGCATAAGGCCAAGCGCGACCGGATAGCAGATTTATTGATCAGGGCGGAGATAGTTGCACCATCACTTTAAATTCAAGCGAGGTAAAAATATGAAAACCATTACGCAGTATAGAGACGATGTGGCGGCGCTGATGAAAAAGTCGGCGGATATCGACATGAAAGCGGTCGCAGAAAACCGCGACCTGTCCGAAATGGAACTGGCATTGAAAAACGAAATTCTGGATGCGGTTGAGGACACCCACAAGACCATTTCCACCCTGGAACGGCAGGAGCGGATGAAGTCCCTGTTGGAAAAACCGGAAACTGCGGTCACTGTCGAAAAAACCGGGAGGAAGTTCTCCGACAACGCCCGGATTACGGGTGGAGAAAAGCAGAAATTTTCGTCTTTGGGCGAACAACTTGCCTCGGTTATGAGAGCCGGAATGCCCGGCGGCCATGCCGATCCGAGACTTTTCAACGCAACCGGCCTCAATGAAACAGTACCTTCTGACGGTGGTTTTTTGGTTCAGACCGATTTCAGCAACGACCTGCTTCAGGATGTATTCCAGACTGGAATCCTCGCCCCCCGGTGTCGGCGCTTTGAGATTTCCGGCAATGCGAACAGCATCAAAATCAACGGTGTTGATGAAACAAGCCGGGCATCAACGCGATACGGCGGAGTTCTTGGGTACTGGAAATCTGAAGCGGCACAGAAAGCGGCCTCCAAGCCTAAGTTCCGCGAAATCGAATTGTCTCTCAAGAAACTTGTCGGCCTCTGCTATGCAACCGACGAACTGCTTGCCGATGCCTCAGCGCTCGAAGCCTTTATCAGGCAGGCGTTTGTTTCTGAGTTCGGTTTCCTGCTTGACGATGCAATCGTGAACGGAACCGGCGCAGGGCAACCCCTTGGTATTCTGAATGCCGGTTGTCTGGTCTCTGTGACCAAAGAAACTGGCCAGGCAAAACAGACTATCTTAGCAGAAAACGTAATCAAAATGTATTCTCGGATGTTCCCGCAGTCTGTCGGAAATGCTGCGTGGTTCGTCAACATGAACACCCTGCCTCAGCTTTACACAATGAGCCTGGCTGTAGGTACTGGCGGCGCCCCCATCTTCATGCCCGCTGGTGGCTTGTCTCAGTCTCCGTACAATACCCTGCTTGGCCGTCCGGTTATCCCGATTGAACAGTGTCAGACCCTCGGCACACAGGGAGATATCATCTTTGCCGATATGAACGGCTATCTCTTAGCCGTAAAGGGCGGAATTGAATCAGCAATGAGCATCCATGTAAAATTTGACTACGATGAAAGCGTGTTCCGCTTCGTCATGCGTGTCGATGGACAGCCGGAACGTGCAAGCGCCCTGACTCCGTACAAGGGCAACGATACCCTTGGCCATTTTGTAGCCCTGGAAACCAGAGCCTAATTCTAACCATCAACATAAGGCCGGGGTATTTCTTGCCCCGGCACTCCATAAGGAGGAAAGCAATGATTCCCAAAAATACCAAATATGTCCCTCTCGGGGTAGATATTGATTTTAACACGGCAGCAAGCAACCTCTCTGACAGCATAAACATGAAAAATTACCATGACGCGCTGTTCCTGATTCAGCTGGCCGACATCGGAACTGCAAGCCCGGTCCTGCTTGTATATTCAGGGGCAACCAATGCGGCCTGCACCTCCGCGCTTGCGTTTAAGTACCGCTTTGGCGGGGCGGCTGCTGGTTCTGCAAACTGCGATGTTTTCGGAGATTGGACAGATTGCGCGGCAACAGGGCTTGAGCTGACTCACGGCACTTACGACAACTATCTGCTTCAGGTTTATGTTGACGGTGCGGATATGGACATTGCCAATGCTGAAGAGTGGTTGACCTTAGACTTCACTGATCCGGGCGGCGCTACAGGGCAGGCGATTGTCATTGCTGCGCTCACCCCCCGCTATTCCTCGGGGACCGAAGTAACAGCGCTGGTATAGCATAGAAAGACGATAGAGGTGAAACAATGATCATAAATATAGAGCAAATTAAGCAAATCGCCCGCGAAGTAGCCAAAGAGGAAATCGAAAAGGCTCTTGCTGAATGCGTTTCCAAGCAGGAAGCGGCTACAAAAGCGGCTGAAGTACCTCAAAAGGAGGTAAAGTAACATGAATTACAATCGATCAACGATTGACCGCATAGGCGACCTGATTAATGGTCTCCATGTCGAAACCACGGGCGGGATCTTGGTGGCCGCTAATTTTGCAGGCGCAGCCAATACCCAGACGGAACTCTTTAACATTTATGGCCGTATCGGGGTCATGGAGCTGTTTATTGAACTGACTGCGGCAGCCGATGCGAATGCAACGCAGGTTCTTTTTAACTGCACTTTTACGACTCCCGTGATTGCCGTCAATGCTATGTGTGCAAAATGCGCCTCTATTGCAAATCTTGGAGCTTATGGCCGGATTGTGTACCCCGGCGGTGCGGTGGCTACTGCGGCAATTATCACTGATAGCGCAGGATTAACCGATGTGGAAATGGCCGGTAAGAAAGCCATTCTCGGAGGATGTTCGGCGGCTGGAGTCAATACGGTCGGGACTATCGGGATGCTGGCAAGCGACGCTACGCAAGCGGCAACCATTGCGGCAACGGGCCATATATTCTATGTGCCCATGTCACCTGGCGCGTATGTAACAGCAGCGCTCTAAAATGAATCACCGGGCGCGGGCGGATCCCTCTCTCCTCTCCCCCGCGCCTTTACTTCAGAGGC